GTGGATTGGGAAGACGCTTGTGATTGGGCAGGCAAGGTGACTATGAACGTCAAGGTGCCTTATGTGATACTAGAGATGAGAGGGCCTGATGGACAAGTAGAACACTTCTGAACAGGTAGAGAGGCGACTGGCGCCCGTAAGGGTTAGGATAATAATCACTGCATGCCTCTTGACATTACCATCCGAGTATGGTATAATGGCCCCCTTAGAACTGGGCAGCAATTTGTAATCTATAAATGCAATAAAGATACAGGAAACTATTTCATGTTACGTTTTTTTCTTGGAGTAATCGTTGGAGTCATCTTCGCTAGACCTTTGATGGACTTCTACTATTACCTACTGGCATATCCCTTTTAGGGCCACCCCCAAAACTGAGCGCCATTCAATTGCACTACCCTAATAATAAAAAAATCTGAAATTATTTTCTAAGTCATTGTTTTTGTTACATTTTATTATGAAGAAAGTGCTTGACATTTGTTATGAGATCAAGTAAGATCATATAGTAAGTTAGAGAAATGAGTGAGAAATATGATTATTGAACAGACATACCACGGTGTAGAAATGAAGATGAAAGTTACTGACATTGATATCGCCTCTTATCAGGGGTTTATTAAGGGCGACTTAGTTGTCTATGAGAAAGGTGGGGATGCATTCGAAGGAATGGTTCTCAATGGTTTCGATGAGGTAGGGATGTTTGATGACATGTTTACCGTTCCTCAATACGCAATGACGGAGAATGTATAATGTATAGTTCTACTGACGCATATCAAGCAGCACTTGCTACTGGTGTAATGAATAATGACCTTGCAAACAAGTATGCAGAGTATTATCGGAAGAAGTCTCGTGCAATTCGTACAGGACGTTTACAGGCGTCTGGTGTAGACAGTGGTCGTTCTAAGGTGTATCAGAGTGAGTTTGCCGTACAGCGTAAGTATCCAGATAGTTCTCAGAACATGACGGAGAAGGAAGCGACACGGTACTTCAAACGCATCATCAAGTCTAAGACTTATCAGAACCTATGTGGAAGTAATGGTCAGAAGACTCCTACTCTACGGTTTATGAAAGCGTCTGCTAATCCTCGTGTAGCTGGTACGGCGGGATGGAATGGTGTAGTTTCTCTCCGTCCCAACTGCGGTACAAACAAGTACACCATACTCCACGAGCTCGCCCACACTGCTGGGAATATGCATCACGATGTAGGGTTTCGTGTGACGGTTGTGAAACTTGTCTCACGGTTTCTGGGAACTGACATGGCGAAAGACTTGAAGAAAGAGTTTAAGTCTCGTAAGTTGAAGATGACTGTATCGCAAAACATTCAAAGTCCTCTGAAGTGGTTAGAGTCCTATCAGAAGATGGCAGCGATGCGTGATAAGAATCATCTTATTAAAGAAATGCGGTCAACGGTCTAAAGGAGTATGAAATGAAATTTGAAAAACTAAAATTCGAAAAACTCTATGATGGTGTTCAAGCTATTATAGAGTTTGGTAAGTATGAAGTATCTGTAGTAAGTCATAGTTATTCTTACGGTGGTAAGGATGGTATGTATGAGATTGCAATCTTCGAAGGTGATAACCAAGTAGAACTGCCTGGCATCACTCGTGAAGGTGATACGATACAAGGGTTTCTATGTGAGGAAGGTCTGAATGTTATCTTTAAGAAGATGACTAGTATTACTGGTTCTCTAGGAACTCAAGTATAGGAAGGGCAAGTGGAGCAGTCCAATGCCCTCCCTCTTTTTTATAAATTAGAAACTGAATGAAGCGCCGAGGGTAACTTCACCACGGTCATTTTTATTCAAGTCCCATGATGTACCAGCACTTAATTCTAGTGATGGTGACATTGCATATGTCGCTTCAAAGTCTAGTACTGGATGCGAACCATCGTCTAATGCATCAAACAATACCATGTTCGAATCAGCAGATGTACTATCATACACAGAGATGTCTGTGCTTGCTTCGAAGTTCCACTGTCCCATACCATAGTTTACTTCTGGTGTAAGGGTTACAGTCATTGACTCTGCGTCTAATTTGTATTCAGAATCTACTTCGCCGCCGAAAGAGAATCCTTCAGCATATAGGGGTGCGCCTGCCAATACAATAGCGGCAGCAATCAAAGTCGTTTTCATTTAGGGGGTTTCCTTCTTATTAGGTGTGATTTATCTTCACACCATTTACTTATATTACAAATACGTTATTTTGTCAATAGATTAATGTATTAGTATAAATGTGTGTCTTCAATAACACACACATGCTTCTGTGTTTGCCTTATAAATACTTCTAAGGAGATTTATATAAATGGCGATTACTGATAATACTTTCTTTGCAGGCCGTGACGGATTCGTTTGGTGGTTCGGTGTAGTAGAAGATAGAAATGACCCCTTAGCACTTGGGCGTGTACGAGCTCGTGTGTACGGTTATCATACTGAAGATAAAACAAAACTTCCTACCATTGATTTGCCGTGGGCGGTTTGTGTGCAACCAGCGAACTCTGCTTCTGCTGGTGGTATCGGTTCTTCCCCTACAGGCCCGATTGAAGGGTCTTGGGTGATTGGTTTCTGGCGTGATCCAGACTTTATGCAAGAACCAATGGTGTGGGGAACAATCCCTGGCATCTCTTCTGCCTCAGCAGCGCCTGTTGGACAATCTCCACACGATTACTCTCCCAATCAAGAATTACCTATTCCAGAAGTTTCTACTTCTGTTGTTATTGGTGATGGGGAAACATTAGAATTTTCTACGCCCGCTGATGCGACTGACTCCACGGTACTTGTAAAGATTGATGGTGTCGTACAAGCAGCAGAAAACAATCCACCCGAATCAGAAAACAATATGGAGATACCACCAGACTCATACTATGGTTCTGGTACACGAGTAGAAGCGGATGAGTTTGGAAGGTCTAGATACAAAACTAGACTTGCAGCAAGAATAAATGAGATAGCACCAGAACTGCGTCCTAAGTTTGTTAAAGGTGTACAAGCATTCCTTGATGATAATGAGGATTATGATTGTAGTATCTCATATGCATACAGAAGTAACGCACAACAACAAGAACTATTTCGTGCATACAAATCTGGTGGGCCGAAAGCGGCACGCCCTGGCAGTTCTTGGCATAACTATGCAAGTGCAATTGACTTTGTTATTACAACAATTGATGGTAAGGCGATTTGGGATGTTGAACTCTATGAAGGTATCGCACGAGATTCTTTTGCTAAGGCAGGTCTGAAGAATGATATTGCAAATGATTCTGGACACTTCTATCCTAATGAATTCTCAAAGAGTGTAGATTCTAGATTGAGAAACGGTAGTATTACTCTCGCCGAGTATGCTTCAGAGAAGGGAGTTGCTTAATGTCTTATAGAATTGATGCTGGTAAAGTTACATTCCAAGAGCCTCCTAGAGAAGGCGCTGAAGTTGAAATCATTGTATCCAAAGTAAATACACTCAAAGGTTTCAGTGACCCTCGTGGGTTCTATCCTCGTAGGGTAAATGAGGCAGACACAAACAGACTTGCAGTAAACGACCAAAGAAATCAACATCCAGTTAACATATTCAAATCAAATGGTGTAGATGACTTGACGGGCGAACCTAAGTCTTCTTACAATGCACAGTATCCTTTCAACCATGTAAAGGAAACGGAGAGTGGACATATTGTAGAATTTGATGACACGCCTGGGCATGAGCGGATACATGAGTTTCATCGTTCCGGCACATTCTATGAAGTTCATCCAGACGGTACAAAGGTAACTAAGATTGTGGGTGATGATTTTGAAATCGTCCACAACAACAAACAGGTTCGTGTTCGTGGTAACATGAAAGTATTCGTTGATGGTGATGCATCCCTATATGTGCGTGGTAGTATGGATGCACAGATTGATGAACACTTAAAGTTTAATGTAGGACAGAACATCGACTTCCATGCGGGCAAGAATATCCGCATGTTCGCAAACGAATCAATAGAGATGACTGCACAGACTACAATGACACAACAGTCTGTTGGAAAGTTCTTACAACAATCTCAAGGTGATATGCAAATTATTACTGCCGCAAACTTTACGAATGCAGTACTTGGTAATTATGATATGGTTATTGATGGGGATTCGCTTACAGATATTAAAGGAAACCTTTCTACCAACATCACAGGTAATGTAGGTATGTTGGCGGAAGGAACATTTGCGACAACGATTAAAGGTGCAACATCATTCCACACAGAGGCGACTTATGAACTTGCGTCTACTGGCGCAATGAAGGTTGACACTGCTGCAGCATTGAACATTGGTTCTGGTGCTGCTATGAATATAGATGGTGCGACTGTTGACTTAAATACTGCTGGAAGAAGTGCCGCAACTATTACTGCTGTTGTTCCAATCGTTCCTCGTGCAAAACCTTCACCACCAGCTGGAGATGGATACGCACCAGAAGTTACATTTATGAACACAGGAGATATTGCAACAGGAATCCTACCATTCAGTATTGACAATGAAGAGTATGATACGGATGGATTTGCTGGTAAGATTGATGCACCTAAAGAAGCAGAGATACTTGAACCAAAACCTTTCGTTCCACTAAGTGAGGCGGATGACTTCTTTTCAAGTGATGATGAAGATAAGAGTGAGGATGAAATTCGTTCTGCTATTGAAGCAGGAGATGTTCTTCCAACATCTTTCTCTGACTATTCCTACAATGCATTGACAGGAAAGATAAACACAAACGGTGCTGCAAGGAAAGCAACATCCATACCTCGTGTACCAGATGAAGGCGAAGAACATGGAGAGGGTGGTTCTGACTTTACAGCTGAACCAGAACCAGCATCAGATACCGCTGCAGTTGAGGTTGCACAAGCAGACTTCAAGTATGATGGTGCCGGTGATGTTATTGGGGGAGTCAACTATTCACTACCATTATCAAATCACTTTACACTTGGACAACTATCCAAAAACTCTGTTGTTGCGAAAACAACAATTCAAAAGGGTGGTAATAAAGGATTTACTCAGAAACAAATTATCGACAAACTTAAAACTCTTGCGATACACGTTCTTGACCCAATCAAAGATCAATATCCAGATATGATTGTAACGAATGCGTACAGAGGAAAGAGTACAGGTTCACAACATAATGTTGGCGAAGCGGCAGATATTCAATTCCCTGGCGTGGCGAAGTCTGAGTATTTTGCAAGAGCTCAATGGATTAGAGAAAACATTCCGCACGATCAATTGATACTTGAATATAAGAATACAGGTTCGGGACTACCTTGGATTCATATATCGTGTAAGGATGCTGGAAACCGATTAAGTATCTTTACTATGTACAACCACAGACGATATGGGGATACTGGTAAATTCTACCAGTTAGCATAACATGCCAGCAGTATGTAGAATCGGAGATGAACTTGATACAGGACATATTTGTGATGCGACAACCACAATTGATACATCAGCTACTAGTGGTAAAGTTAAAGCAAATGGAATCCCAATAATTGTTGTGGGTGCAATGACAGTGGATCACGGCGTTCCACCTGTTTGCGCTCCACATGCTGTACCGCTTATATCTGGTTCTGGTACGGTAAGTATAGAAGGTACACCAGTTGGTAGAGTTGGAGATCCAATTGATGACGGTGCTATGACAACTGGCAGTCCAAACGTAAACGCTGGATAATTAGAGGAAATAAAATGTATGAATATAAATGTAAAATAATTAAAGTCATTGATGGTGATACGACAGATGTTGATATTGACTTGGGGTTTGGTGTATGGTTAAAGAAACAGAGGATACGCTTCTTTGGTATCGACACACCAGAGTCTAGAACAAGAGACTTGGAAGAAAAGAAGTATGGACTTGCTGCAAAGGAGTATGTGAAGTCTCACTTACCTTTGGGTTCTATTCAAACACTTGTCACTGTTAAAGATGGTAAAGGTAAGTATGGCAGAATACTTGGACAGTTCAAAATGGAAGATGGAAGTATTCTTAATGAGAAGATGATATCAGAACATCATGCTGTTGCATATCATGGACAGTCTAAAGAAGAAATCGCAGAGGGACATATTGCTAACAGAGAGTTTGTTAATCTCTAACTTTCGTTATAAATACAATTAAGGAGATTTAAATGGCACTGACCCCGAATTCATTTACTGATGCAACCGTATCACCTTCTAGGGCTACTAGGAAGTATAAGGATATTAGTTTGTCTTTTACAAGACATCCTATCACGGGCGATATTGCTACACTATCAGATGCTGATGCGGTTAAGAGAAGTGTGAGAAATCTTATTCAAACAGATTTCTATGAACGTCCTTTTCATCCAGAGATTGGTTCTGATGTTAGAAAGATACTATTCGAACCTGTTGATGAATCAACCGCTATGAACTTATCAACTTATATTGAAGAATGTATTACTAATTATGAACCAAGAGCTGCTCTAGCTTCTGTTAGAGTTGATGCTGATACTGATAGGAATGGGTATCATGTTACTATAGAATTTTATATAGTAAACTCTGAAGATGGTCTTATTAGTATGGATGTAGATTTGGAGAGATTAAGATAATGTCAAAACAATTAGAGAAGAGCAAATAATATGGCACAGAAATTACAAGTTACTGAATTGGATTTTGATTTAATCAAAGATAATCTCAAGACATACATGAAGAACCAGAATGAGTTTACAGACTATAACTTTGAAGGTTCTGGTTTGTCGCAGATTGTTGATTTACTTGCATACAACACACACTATCTTGCAATGAACGCCAACTTTGCAATGAACGAGGCATTTTTAGATACTGCTACTCTTCGCTCTTCTGTAGTATCTCATGCAAAGAAACTTGGATACACTCCACGCTCTGTTCGTGCTCCTATTGCTTATGTTGATGTTACTTTGAACTCATCTACAGCTACAAGTGCTACTCTTGCAAAAGGCACAAGGTTTACTACAAAGGTAGATGGAAGTACTTTTGGTTTTGTGACTAATGAAGATTTGTCTGTCACTCCATCAAACGGTATTATGAGATTCATCAATGTTCCTATCTATGAGGGAACACTTGTAACATCTAACTATACAGTTGACTTAAATAATATTGAACAAAAGTTTATGGTTACTGATACTAGAGCAGACACTACTACTCTTCAAGTATCTGTACAGAATTCTGCAAGTGATTTAAATACAACTACTTACACTTTAGCAACAGATATTACTCAAGTTACTTCTGGCGCAAATGTTTATTTTATCCAAGAAAATTCTGATGGAAAATTTGAAGTTTACTTTGGTGATGGTGTTATTGGTAGTGCAATCTCTAATGGTAATATTGTTAGACTTCAGTATGTAGTTACTAATAAAGAAAAAGCTAATGGTGCAAATCTTTTCTCTACTACATCTGTAGATGGTGAGACTGATGTAACTGTTGCAACTTTAATTTCTGCAAGGGGTGGTGCAGATGCAGAATCTATTTCATCCATTAAGTTCAATGCTCCCCTAGATTATTCTTCACAGGGTAGAGCAGTAACTACACAAGACTACAAAACAATTCTTCCTCAAGTTTATGCTGGCACAAAGGCAGTTCAAGTCTGGGGCGGTGAAGATAATGATCCACCAATCTACGGACAGGTGTTTCTATCTGTAAGAACTAAGTCTGGTGTTAACTTGACTCAAGCACAAAAGAATAGTATTGCAAACGATTTGAAGAAATACAATGTAGCATCTATTCGCCCTACCTTTGTTAATCCAGAAGTAACAAAGATTAAATTAAAAACTAATTTTAAGTTTGACAGTAAAACCACAACTAAATCTGTGGGAGATATTGAAACTCTTATAAGACAAACAATAACAAATTACAATAATAGTGATCTACAAAACTTTGATGTTGTGTTTAGACATTCTAAACTGTCTAGACTTATTGATGCAACAGACACATCTATTCTTTCAAACACAACAAGAATAACTCTTAATAAATCTTTAACACCAACATTAAATACTGTAACTCAGTATATTATTAATTTTAATAATCCATTGTATAACCCACACACTGGACATAATTCTGCCATGGGTGGTATTACAAGTTCTACAGGATTTACTATTGCTGGTAATACAAACACATTGTATATTGATGATGATGGAATTGGTAATATCAGAACATACTATCTAGTTGGCGGTACTACTAGAAACTATGTCGATGAAACGGCAGGAACTATTGATTATAAAACTGGAAAAATTGTTCTTACTGATTTGAATATTACGTCCACAAGTACTGGTAATAATATATCAATTGACATTCTTCCCGCTTCAAATGATATTGTGTCTGTTAGAAATCAATTATTGGAAATTGATATGAATACTCTCTCAATAGATGGTGCTGTTGATATAATTCTTTCTGGCGGTTCTTCTGCCGGTA